TTGGCATCATATGAAGTCAGTAATTTATACTACTTTTAAACATGGTGCGTTCGGTTTACTATAGTTGAACGGGTTAGTATATATGTAACCGTAAACGAGCGTGAAGTAAATAGCGAGTTTCTCGGAGCGCTTATTGCGCTCCTCGTTTAGGGGGTAGTGAGGCGCCTAGAGGCGCCGAACGAAGGGGGATCTTTATGGAGGTTATATATGGGGTTTAAATCAGGTGGTGAACACCATAGCGTTGTAGCACTCCGTGAGGCCAAGGCCAAGGTTATTGATCTTGCAAGGCAAGGTCTGTCTATTCAGGATGCCATTGTCAGGGCAGGCAGAAAGCCAGATGTGCTCAAGGACTGGAAGAAAGATTCCAAGTTCATGGCTGAACTAGAGAAGGCTAAGGATGAGGGCCAGAAGGCAATCTCCATAGTCTCAGGTGATGCTAAGTTTAAAATAGGCTTTGAAGAGTTCTCAAGGGAGTTCCTAGATAGCCCAATCTTCCCACACCATCAGAACTGGATTGATATCCTAGAGGGCAGGACACCTTCCTGGCTGCATGATGCCATGGTCTATGAGCCAGCCTCTGCCAAAAGACTTCTGATCAATGTACCACCTGAGCACGCTAAGTCTACAGTCATCACAGTCAACTACTGTGTATATCGGATTGCGATGAATCCGAATGTTAAAATTACTATTGTCTCTAAAACCCAAGAACGTGCCAAGGAGTACTTGTACTCTATCAAGCAACGTCTGAACCATGAACGCTGGTCCAAGATGCAAGCCATCTATGGAAGTGCTGGCGGATGGAAAGAAGACTCAGATTCTTGGAAAGCAGACCGAATCTACGTAGCACGTGATTCCACCGAAAAGGACCCTACTGTACAGGCCCTAGGTATTGGTGGTCAGATTACTGGTGCTCGTTCAGATCTTATTATCCTTGATGACGTTGTGACTACTACCAACGCTCATGAGTGGGAGAAGCAACTACTCTGGCTACAGCGAGAAGTTATTACTCGTCTTGGTGATGCTGGTAAGTTGCTTATTGTAGGAACACGTATCGCAGCAAATGATCTTTATCGAGAGATACGTAATCCTGAGCACTGGTCTAGTGGCAAGACTCCGTTCACCTATATGAACATGCCAGCAGTGCTTGAGTTTGGTGATGACCCTGAAGAGTGGGTTACATTATGGCCTAAGTCCCATATACCATGGGAAGGCTCCGAGGAAGAGGTACAACCTGATGAAGATGGGCTCTACCCAAAATGGAATGGTCCCGCGCTATTTAGGCGCCGAAGTGAAGTTTCAGCCTCTGCATGGGCTTTGGTATATCAACAGCAAGACATACAAGAAGACTCTATTTTTCCACCTGGATGTGTTCAAGGCTCCATCAACGGGATGCGCAAACGCGGCCCTTTAAAACCAGGAGCAGCAGGACACCCTAAAGAAGCAGGTGCTTACTACACCATCATGGGCTTAGACCCAGCGATGAGTGGTAGAACAGCGGCAGTAGTTATGACTGTAGATCGCATGACGCGTAAACGGTACATACTAGATGTTGAGAATATGAAAGACCCAACTCCCGCTAAGATCCAAGAGTTGATTGAGGACTGGTGCGTTAAGTACAATCCTCAAGAACTACGAATTGAGACTAATGCACATCAGAAGGCTTACGCCTTAGACGCAGATCTAAACTCATACCTAGCCTCTCGAGGCATTAGATTCTCAAGTCAATTCACAGGTAAGAACAAGTGGGACACATCTTTTGGTGTAGCCGCGATGTCTGGTCTATTTGGCACTATGCGAAATAACCTACATCAAGATAACAACCTAATAGAACTTCCTTCTCAGGAAGGTTCTGAAGGTATCAAGGCTCTAATACAGCAATTGATTACTTGGAAACCTGATACACGTGGTCCGACAGACTGCGTAATGGCTTTATGGTTCTGTGAACTAAGAGCACGTGAAATTGTTAATAATGGAAATATTAATCAAACCCATATTAAAAATAAGTGGGCAACTCGCAAACAGATCGATAATCGCTTTACTGTAAATGTAAACGATTACGAGATGTCTTCATTCGAATAGGAAACTAATGGCAGTCAATATTGAGACTATCGCGCAACGCGTTGATAATCTAAAGCAACGCTACTCTTCTAGAGATGCTCGTATGTCAGATATCCTTGCTGTACGTAAGGGTAAGATGACTGAAGTCTTTCCTGATCTATTCCCAGAGGGAATGAACTCAGCGATGGTTGCAAACTTTGTAGATGTTGCAGCCCGTGACTTAGCAGAGGTACTTGCTCCACTTCCATCATTTAACTGTTCAACAACTAACGTTACATCAGATCGTGCTAGAGCATTTGCTGATAAGCGTGGAATGATTGCTAACAACTATGTTTATCAATCACGTCTACAATCACAGATGTACTGGGGTGCTGACTGGTATTTCACCTATGGCTTTTTACCTATTCACGTTGAATTAGATTTTGAAACACAACTTCCTCGTATCCGAGTAGAAGATCCTGTTGGAGCATATCCAGAGTTTGATAGGTTTGGCCGTTGCGTAGCATACGCAAAGCGCTACATGAAAACACTTGGGGAGTTAGCAAATGAGTATCCTGAATACGCTGGCGCAATACTTGGTCAACTTGGTTACAATCAAAATACCAACGCTGTTGTGGAACTTATCCGCTACACAGATCGAAATAATATTGTTCTTTACGTACCTAGCCGTGGTAATTTAATATTAAACGAGGCTAAGAATCCTATGGGCAAGATGATGACATTCATCGCCCGTAAACCTGGTATTGATGATGAACCACGTGGACAGTTTGATGATGTTTTATATGTACAGTTAGCAAGAGCACGTTTTGCTAATCTAAGTATGGAAGCAGCAGAGAAGGCTATTCAAGCCCCTCTAGTTGTTCCTACTGATGTTATAGATTTGCCTATGGGACCAGATGCGATTATTCGTACATCCCAGCCGCAATCAGTTGGTCGTGTCAAACTTGACATTCCAACTGCAGCCTTCCAGGAACAAGCAGCACTTCAGAGCGAAATGCGTCTTGGTGCTCGTTATCCTGAAGGTAGATCTGGATCAATCAACGCTAGTATTATTACTGGCCAAGGTGTTCAGGCACTGTTAGGGGCCTTTGATTCACAAATCAAGGCAGGGCAGACCATTCTTGCTGAAACATTTGAAGAAGTACTTAAATGCTGCTTTGAATGTGACGAGATGGTGTTTAACGTAGAGAAATCAGTTAGAGGTGTCGCACAGGGCACTCCGTACGAGTTAAAGTACATACCAAGCAAAGACATCAAGGGCGACTCTTCAATTGAAGTACGCTATGGATTGATGGCTGGTTTAGACCCATCACGCGCTCTAATTTTCTCTCTGCAAGCATTAGGTGCTGAATTAGTATCTAAAGACTTCATCCGTAGAGAACTTCCATGGTCCGTTAACGTTACTTTGGAAGAACAAAAGATTGAAATTGAAAAGATGCGTTCTAACTTGAGCGCTGCTATTACAGCAACTGCGCAAGCAATTCCTGCTATGGCGGCTCAAGGACAAGATCCATCACCAATGATTAAGAGTATTGCTGATGTTATTTCACGTACTCGTAATGGGGAAAGCATAGAGAATGCTGCGCTGGCTGTATTCACTCCTCCTGCACCTACTCCGCAGGAGCAACAAATGGCACAAGCGCAGTCTGGAATGGTTCCACCAGGTTCACAAGCCCCAGCAGAGCAGGCTCCCCTGTCCCCAGCCACTCCTGGATCCGCTTCTGGTGGAACCCCTCAACAAGGCGCACCAGATTTAATGACAATTTTGGCAGGTTTACAAGGACAAGCATAACTAAGTAGGGGACAATGACTGCAATTGTAGGGATTCAAGGTAATGGTTGGGCTGTTTTAGCAGCAGATTCCATGACTACATATACAGATAGACCCTATGTAGCCAAGGGATGCGATAAGATAGTTAAAATTGGTGAGTATTTAGTAGCAGTTGCAGGTGATGCAACCGCTGGTGATATTATTTATAACTTATGGCAACCACCTAAAGTAATTAAAACGCAAGAACCTGATCGTTTTATGATGATTAGAGTACTTCCATCTATAAGACAAGTACTTGTAGATGCAGGTTATGATCCAAATCCAAAGACTAAGACTGATGATGATGCTGGATGGGACGCATTAATCTGTTTTAATGGAAAATTATATCAAGTAACTGATGACTTTGGTTATATGCGTGATGATAAAGGTTTATATGGTATTGGTTCTGGTGGGTTTGCAGCCCTTGGTGCATTAGCAGTAATGGATACAGAGACAAAGACACATGCCAAAGCAGCAAGTGCTGCTAAAAAAGCAATTAATATTGCTATTCAATACAACGTATGGTGCGGTGGCCCCGTCAATGTTAAAACACAATTTACTAAGTAGGAGATATTATGAAGAATAAAGAAGTTGTAAGTGGTATGGCAGCAAATTCAAGCCGTACTGACCAAAATATTTCTGAAAGAGTAGCAAAAATTCAAAGAGAAGCAAAAATTGAGAATGCTACTGGTGGTACTTACACACAGGCTAAGACTAACAGAGAATTAGCACAAGGCGCATCTACAAATGTACCTATACCTACTCCTATTCGTGCTACACCTGTAGCATCTTTAAAGGCTGGGTCAATATTTGACCAAATGAATCCTAGTACAGGTCCAATTACTGATGGTGCTCCTGGAAATACTGAAGGTCGTCAACCTGAAGATCTACCTAATCCAGTTGATGCTCCTGATAATAATGCTCTTATTGCTCGTGCTATATTCATGTTAGATCCTACGCCTCAAAACCGTAGAAACATGGAATCATACATGACAGAAGGACGTAATGGTTGATCCATTATTAGATTCTTGGAGTAAGAAAAAGTATACAAGTTTATTTGACATTGATCCAGTAGCGAGCAATTTACCAAATCTTGTAGATCAACAACTTGCTGGACTTGATCCACTTACTTACCAAAACTTTAACTCTCTTGTTAGCAAGTTTCCTAATCAAAGTAAAGATTATCTACTTAGTGCTGCTAAAATTGGACTTAATGCTAATACCAAAGGCATTGAGAAGTTATCAGCCAATGATGGTATTAATCAATTAAAACAAGATTTAGTTAACTTTGATAACATTAAAAGTGAAGCAGAAAAAAACAAGAGTTTAACTGGATCTGTTTATTCTTTACTTAAAGGAACTACTAGAGTAGGTTTTGCTGCGCTACAAGCGCCTTATCAATACATTACTACAGTTGGCCGTGACTTATACTCTCTTGGTAAAAAAGATGGCGTAAGTGGCAGTCAATTATTAAAAGACATTAGTATTCAAGGGTTATTTGGCGAGACAACAAATCTTGGACAATTATTAAATGCAACTGCTGGAGTAGTTTCTGGCAAAGGACCAGTTGATACTGGATCAGGTTTCTTTGTAAGCCCTGAAAGCAAGGTAGGCGCTGGACAGGCTAAGGCTATGTCTGCTTATGGCCGTATCAATGGTAAATCATTTACCCTTGGCCGGGCTACAATGAACTCTTTAGGTGCAGATCCAAACAGCACACCATATCGTGTAATGTCTGGAATTATTGATGGCACATTAAATATTGCTACTGACCCTTCAATGTGGGTTGGTCCTGGATCTGTAACTAAGATCATCAAGGGTGGAAAAGAATTATCAAAGGCTAAAGCCGCTGCTCAAGCAGTTGAAGATGCAAAGCAAGCAGCCAAGATTGCTGATATTAAGAATCTTACTAAAGAAGAAAAAGCATTAATTAAACAACGTGTTGGTGCTGAAAAGAAAGTACGTCGTAATGTAGAAAATACATACATTAAGGCTGAAAAAGATTTAGCAAAGATTTCTCAATCATCTGCTGCTGCCTTAACAACTCGTTTAGAGAAAGCATTAAACTATGCAGCAGGACGTGGAAGTAAAGTTGAAGGTGACGCTGAAGTAGCATCTTTAATTGGTGATGGTCAAATTGGTGACTTTGTAATCAAAAATATTGCTGAACAAAAGCCAGAAGGTCTTATCAACTCTATTTCCCAACTAGAGGCAGATTATATTAATACTGGTAAGACTTTTACTGGTATATACTTTGATGAAGTACCAGAGGCTGGTAAGTTATCAATAGGTGCTTTTGACAATGGTGAATACGTTGCTACTGTTTCTAAGAATCAACCTTTAAATATCTTAGACATAAGCAAGACTTATCAAACTAGCACATTGGCTGAGCGTGCTGCTGAGGTTGAAAATCGTGGCAACTTCTTTGAACAACTTTATAGATATACTGAAGATCCTAATATACCAGAAGTTACACGTCAAGCAATTGATGACTTTATAGGTAAAACACCAAATAAGACAGATGCTATGAAGGCAACTGTTGATGATATGATCTTTGGTGAAGGTTCAGAGAGTCTTGCAGTATTAATTAATAGAGCAATTGCTACTAAGAATGAACACTTAGTCCAATACGTATCTGAGGCTATTCAAAAGACTTATAACGTAGATGGTTTTACAAACATACGTGCTATTAATAATGGCATTGGTGGAACAGTAATTACCAATGGCGCCAAGGTTGGTGCTCGCAGAGTTGGTATTACAGATGTTCTAACATCTCTATCTGGCCAAGCCGATATGGGTACTCAACTAGGAGCAAAGTTAATTGCTTCTGTAAAGAATTTGCAACAAGAGATTTTAGATGCCAGTTCTGCATTTGAGAAGGCTACAGCCTCTCGCGCAGGTATTGATGCTAAATTAAAAGAAATTGATGTTTTGCGTGACTATGCCGCTGCAGATCCAGATTTAGTTAAACAACTTCTTAATGATCCAGAAAACATTGGTATTGCCAAGTTAATGGATCTTGAAATGGAAATTGCTGATACTCAGTATCTAAAAGAATTCCATAGATCAGAAGTTGGAATGATTGATGGTTTTGGTGGAGCCGCTAAAGGCGATGTAACCAAAGCAGCAACATTCTTACTTGGTAAGCGTTTTGCTCAGATAGCAGATATTGTAGCCAATGAAACAGACTTCTCTCGTTTACATAGACTATTTGGTCGTAAACTAGATGTTGAAATGACTAAAGAATTAGTTTCTGCTACAACACCCGATCAAGTTATATCTATTTTTTTAAAGCACCTAGCAGCACCTACATCTGATCCTCAGATTTATCGTTCTCTTACCTTAAAAGGTGAAGCAGCAAAGATGGCTAATAGTCCATTATTTAAGGTTGTGCCACCACTTGCTAACAAAGCACTTGCTCAGGTTGAGCGCATTGAAAAAGGATTTGGTCGTTATTTTACTAAACAAGTAGTATTACCTCTTGACGATGTAGATAGACTTGTTAATGGTATTGAAGACTGGATGTCTTCGGCTAAGATTCCTGATGATATTATTGCTACCACAGTTAACAGGATTATATCTGCTACATCTGTAGAACAACGTTCTGGTATTGTATTCCAAGAACTTGAAAAAGCACAGGTAGCATTGGCTAATAAACTGGCCCCTAACGATACATTAATTGAAGATGCAGTACGTGAAGCATTCCGTGCTACTGGTAGAGAAAATGCTATTATCAGACAGTATACACCTGAGAAACTAGCAAAGGGTGAACTTCCATCTCTTGATGGAGTTTTGTTAAATGGACAGACAACAACCCATACATTTGCTGGAGATCAGGCTATTTTTGAATATCAATTCTTAGATGATGTAATTAAACTTCCTGACACTAAAGATATATCTAAACTTATTAGCAAGTACAATGACCATAGAATTAAATATGGATCTAAACAGGCTATAGAAGTATTTAATGCTGAAATTGGTGATCGTTGGAGAACGGCTCAATTAGCATTCCGTGTTGCATATATTATGCGTAACATTGGTGAAATGCAATTCCGTCAATATTTCTCAGGACATGATTCACTATTTAATCACCCACTAGGCTATATAGCCATGATGATGGGCAGTCCAGATGGTGGTAAAGTAAGACAAGCACTTGCTAAGATTTCTAAATACGGAAATGATGTCAAGGGCAATAAACTTGTAGGCAAAGATGCAGAAATGAACGCTGCTGTATCTGAGGCTATTGAGGAAAACTTTAACTTCCTTGCTAGAAACTACAACTCTGGAGATCCACGTTTTGCTTTCGTAGGTAAAATCTATGAGGCTGTAGGCATTGAAAGCAACAAATACCATGTTGGATTAGCAAATACATTAATTCGTGCTCATACAGATAGATTAATACCTTTAGTTGCTAGACACATGGATGGACAAGAAGATGAATTAGTCCGCCTTCTTATTGAAGGTAAGGGTGAAAAGTTTGCTGGTATCCTAGAAGATCTAGTAAATGGTGGCAGAAATGGTGTTCAAACAGGAGAGTTTTCTAAGATCTTTTTAAGAGATCAAAAGAAAGTAAATGGAAAGTATAATCTTTCACCTGAGAATATTATTGCTGAAAACGTTAAAGTTTATTTATTTGACAAAGAATCAACTGGTTCAGTAGCCCGTTATGTAAATAACGTTATTGGAACTGGACCTGGATCTGTCAATATGCGTACTCTTTTGGCTGATGGCCAAATAACCATGAATGGTAAAAACATTAAAATTCCTGGCTATAAAAAAGCAGGCAATATAAATGACTTTGCTGATGAAGAAGGCGCATTTAAGACTCTTATAGCCCGTAACTTCCCTAAAGAAGATATGACTGGATCTACAGTTATCCATGTTCGTGATAAAAGATTTGGTCCTCAACAGACTAAGTATTTAGATGCTGCAGTTACTTGGTTCTTTGATATTGCAACTAAAGTAGAAAATGTTGCCAACTTCTCACCTGAGTTCCGTATGTCATACTGGGATCACGTAGGTCGTTATGTCAATATGGTTAATGATGATGCTCTAGATTCCCTTTTAGTTAATGCTAAGAAGTCATTAGCACCATTAACTGTCAATGGAAAAAATATAAGTCTTCGTCGTCATCCATCATTACGTGCTATCAATAAAGAGATTGCTGCTCGTAAAAAGGGTAAGTCAGTTACTGATGGCATAAGTTTAGATACTATGAACTCTATGGCTACTAAGAAAGCCTCAGAATATACAAAGAATTTATTCTATGATGCCTCTAAACAACGTCAGTATTCTAACGTAGTTAGATCTATATTTCCCTTTGCCCAAGCACAATTTAACACAATGTACAAATGGAGTCAATTACTAAAAGATAATCCAGTACAGTTCTATAGACTTGGCAGAGCATATAATGCTTTAACTCAATCTGGTTCTAGTGCTATTTATGACTTAACTAACACTAAATATGATGAGAATCAAGGCTTCTTCTATAAAGATGAATTTGGTGAGACTCGATTCCGTTATCCTTTAGCGGGTAGTATCATTGGTGCTTTAGCAGGAAAGAATATTGATTCAGCCCAAGCATTACAGATAACTGCTCCTGTTCAATCTTTGAACCTTGTATTTGGTGCAGTTAACCCAGCAATCCCTGGCATTGGACCTATGGGTCAAATAGCCTATGCTGCTAGTGGTAAGTCTAAAGCATTTGGTCCTGCATGGGATTCTATGCGTCAGATCATATTCCCATTTGGTGAGCCAGAAGGTGTACAAGATTTAGTACTACCATCATGGTTAAAGAAATCTTTTTTGTATTCAATTAACAATAATACACAGGTAGAACGTGGCGTTAAAGACTGGGCGGGATACCTAGCATCTACTGGTGATTATGGTGATAATCCATTAGCCGAAGATGCTTCACGTAACCAACTGTTTAATGATGCTCGTGGACTATCTCGTTGGACAGGATTAATGACTGCATTCTTCCAGTCTATTGCTCCAGCAACTCCTTCTCAAGAAGTATTTGCTAAAGACAAGAATGGTTCTTTGAGAACTCAAACTTTCTTATACAATGCATATGACCAAATAAGCAAGAAGTATCCTGGTGATTACTTTGCTGCTATTGGTGAATTTGCTGATACTTTTGGTATTAAGAATCTATTACCTGTACTTGCTGGTTCCACACGTTCTGTTCGTGGTACTGGTGATGCGTGGTCATTTTTAAACAATAATCCAGATATGGCTGATAAGTATGCTACCAAAACTGGAGATATAGTTCCTTATTTCTTCCCTGGTGGAGAAGCAGCAACTGCTTACTACAACTGGCAGAAAGCCACAGGTCGTCGTCGTGTACTACGTCCTGAAGAGTTAGAGCAATATGCTGAAAACGTTGTTTATCAAATGGCTAAGTCTCAGATCTCTGAGGAACAAGCAGCGCAAGGATATACAAACGTTTGGTATACAGATCAATTGATTAAATTAAACGATCAATTTGGTGGAAGTGCTCCTGTATTATCAGTTGATATTGGATCTGCTGAAGATAAGATAGCAAACGTTGGTAAGGCATTGGCTGAACCAGCATTCCAAGCATCTCCTATTTACAAAGAGACTGCTCAATTCTATGCTGCTTATAAAGATCTTCAAGCATATTTACAACAAACAAGAACTAGTGCTACACCTGGTTTTGGTGCAGGAAACTGGCTTGCTAAAGAAGAATCTAAAAAGTTAAATAACTTGGCTATGCAATTAATTATTGAAAATCCAGCATTTGCTCGTATGTATTATGGAGTATTTGCTTCTAAACTGAAGGTTGAGGAATAAGTTGGCGTTTAACACAGGACCACAATATACACAACAGGCTACTCAACTTGCTCAAGTGCAAGCAAAAGATTCCTTTGAAACTAAGTCTCAGAACTATTCTGACCCAGTTGCTTATTCATATGCCATTGGGGATTACCTATTAAACTGGCGTAATGAGGCTAGCCCAACTCCTGGTTTTGCTAATAAATTAGATTACATCCAAGCACTACTTCGTGGTAGTGGTCTATCTGACGATACTACTGAACGTGGTATTATTGGAAATAAAGACGTTAAAGCACTACAAGATGTATCGAGAATAGCCCTTCAGAATGGTGTTCCATTCTTGAACATGCTTCAAAATCTTTATACCAACAAGTCTAGCGCTGTATCATTTAGCAAGAGCATATCTATAGCAATTAAACTGCTTGATCCAACTGATGCTAAGTCTACTCTTTCAGATGCATACTTTAAGTACTATGGAGCATTTCCTAGCCAAAATCAAATAACTGAATTTGAGAAAAAGTACAATGAAGAAGCCAAGCGACAGATGGCTAAAAGTACAACTACTACCACTACAAGTGGTCAAACATCTACATCTAAGACAACTACACTTGGTGAAGGATTTACTGAGAAAGAACAACAACAGTTCTTGGCTGATTACCTTGTAAAGAACTTTGATGTGGCCACTAAAGAGAACCTTGGTGGTGTTGCTAAATCACTTTATGATGATATTGTAAAAACTAATAAAAACAACTATTTATCAGAACCTACTTTATCTGAAGTTGCTTCTGTTCTTAAGCAAGTTCTTGATGCTCCAGATGATGCTGTTGCAAATGAATTATTAAACAATTATAAGAACCAACAGAGAAAAGTTGCTTCTACCCAGTATCTAGGTATTCAGCCTTTCTTACTTGCTGGCGAAGATGCCACTACCTACACCAAACCTCTTGTAGATTTCTTAACTAAAGCATCTGGTCGTACTGTTAATTATGATGATCCGTTTATTAAGAAGGCTTTAAACTTTAAAGATGATAAAGGAAACTATCGTTTAATGAATGATCTAGAGTTAAAGAATGCATGGATGTCTGATCCTCGTTATGGAACAAGTCCTGCTGCTATTCAAGAGGGTGTACAAATGGCAAACTATTTAACACAGAAACTAGGTAGATAATGGCCGCGTTTGTATATCAACCTCCCGTAGTTCCAAAGGCTGCAGCGCCAAAGCCAACACAAACTTCTAGACCTGCTGCCGAGT